GATTTATCAAGATGCTGCAGTTGATAAATCTTAATCTCCTTTCAAACGATTAAGATTTATCAACTGCAGCATCTTGACATCGGATTTCTACAACACGTTCTTCTTCAAGTCGTGTCGCTCCGATTGTCATGCGGTAGTAGATATACTGGCTGAATCGCTTGTCAGGACGTTCTGAAATCCTTGCAACAATATCTTCCCAAACGCACAAGCCAATGCCTCTGCGGTGGAAAGCATAACAGTAATGTTCATCATTACCGTCTGCCTGTGGAACTTCAGTAGAACCTGAATACAACTCAGATCCAGATGTGGTTGGGATTTTTTCAGTTCGGATTATGTTAAAACCCATAAACTGATTAAGATCTCCAGCAACCAATGCTCTGATCTGATTGAAGTCTGCACTATTAGTTTTTGTTGAAGTCAACAAGTGTGCTAATTGAGCAGCATTAACAACTAAGAACAGGTTGCTATTTCCATTGACATCGTAATCGTCTGCTTCACTAGCACCTAAACGCTTACGAGCATCAATCAATTTACCAACAGTTAAAGGTTGAGCATTGCCAACAGTTTCACCATCAACAGCAAAATTGTTTACAGTAGAAGCAATTTGCTGTGTTCCTGGTAAAGCAATAGTGGAATTAGAAGAACTGCCTGATGTAGCAGAATCTCCAGTAGATCCATATGCATTACCTTTCAGAGCACCAATGATTTCTTCATCCATTGATCTTCCCATTGCCATAGCAGCATTTTGGGAATATGCAGATGCAGGATCAATTAGGAGCCTGAGTTTGTCCGGATTGTCAATCATGTCACCCCAATCATAATCGACAGGTGTTACCCTACGTCTATCATGAGGTGTACTGATCAAAGGACTGTCAGCATGTCTGCTGGTTACTTTTTGTGCAGCAGTTGCACTAATTCGGTCCATGAAAACTTCTTCACCGACCTTACCTGATTCTAAAGTGACTGCATTACGCAATCGACTTCCCATCTGTTGGACGAGAAGCTGTACATTGGCATCGAACTGTTTGACGAATGCCGTTGTGATTTGAGTGGACATATAAAGTCTCCGCAATACGTGAATAAAAAAACGCACATTTGCGGATTGTCCACATGGGGTCCGCTGACAAAATCAATTGCCAGGGGTCTAAAAACCTTGTCTGGACTAAATCAACCCAAGTAACTATAGAGCTTAGTCATCTTCTCAACGGCTTCCTTATGACCAGGATGGTATCCGTCTTGATATGCAATTCTAAACTCTGAATCAGCTAATAAATCGTTGATTTGTTCTTGGGCTGAAGCTGCATTCATACCACCAAGAACTGCGTTATTTGATCCTGGTAATACTGAATCTTCAGCTAATACTTCTCCTATTCGGGCAAATACTTTCAATAGTTCTGGATGGTTTCCCATACCAGTTTCTTCCAAGACTTTTACCGCTTCAGGAGTAGCAAAATTCATAAACGCTCTGCGTGCCATTTCAAGATTGTGGTTAAACTTGTCACCCCATTCCTGTTGTAGCTCCTGCAGATTTTCTACTTCAAACTGCTCAAACTCTGCATCTTCCTCATCCATGCGATGTTGCATGTCCTGTTGGTAGACATCGTATAGTGCAGATGCTTGGTCATTGTTTAAACCTAACTGGTGAGCAATCTCTCTGTAGTTTGCTGTATCTTCTGGTGAATAATCACCTAGTTGATAACCATCATGGTTTTCTGGTCTTCCTAGAGCATTATAAACATCATCATACGATTCACCGTTTTGTGGTAAACGTAGAAGCTGTTCTGCAGGAACACCCATTTTTTTGACTAGATTGACGTAGGACTTAGCAAGTTTGTCTACGCTATCAAAAGTCTGTAGTGATGGTTCTTCATTCAATCCATCTGGTAATCCAGTAGGATCAAACGATAAAGTTGGTTGTTGTTGTATTGGCTGATCTGAACTTAACAGACTACCGCCAATGGCTTCTGAGGAACCAGCATCTGGGCTTGGTGCTGCTTCAGAAGTTGTCATCGATGCTTCGGTCATAATTCTGTTTCATCATGGTTTGTATTCGGTCCGCATCTAAAGAAACATAATTCAGGATTGCGAGGACCACCGATCTTCGTCCTTCGTTATATGCAGTTTCATGCGAACTACTGGTTTGGGTGGAAGTCCAGACAAAGTTATTCTTCATCAAGTCTTCCAGTATTTCTCTTCCTGGTTCGGTTGAGAATACTTCTTTGTAGGTTGCCCTACGTTTTCGATCTTTATCAAACATCAGCTTGCTAACTGTTCAGCAGCCATTGCTCTATTCTTTTCTGCTGCAGACGTAGTTTGATCAATGTTGGCTGAGATCTGTGCTTGCTGTAGTGTCTGCAGTAGCTGTGATTGTTCTTGTTGCTGTTGTTGTTCCTGTTGGAACTGAGCTTCATCCTTAACCACACTAGGTGGTGTTCTAAGAATATCTGCTCCAAGTTTGACTACTTGTGAAGTATCCAGCCTCTGCAGAATGGTTGGGTCGATTTGGGCTATAGGAGTTAAGAACTGAATCAGTTGGGAAATACTGTTTAGTTCATAGCCCCGCATTGCAACAGAGACTGGATTTCGGTATTCAATTTTAAATTCTTCTTGCTCCATAATAATATCTGGTGCTGGTGGAAGCATATTGGAATTAAGAAGAATCTGTGTTGTTCTTTCGATCAATGGACCAAGCATTTCTATTTCTTGTCTAGCTACAAGAGGTCCAATGATTTGCAAGCGATCCCTTTGCCTTGCTTGAACCTCTGTAGCCGTAAATCTAAGGACATCACCATCGTTTGCTACTGGTCCTGGTAATTCCATCATGTCTAAGTAAAAAGACTTTTCTATGTTCTGTCTAACTTGAGACATCTTTGCTTCTGCAATGTCTACTCGTTGTGCAGAAGGCATTGGAAAGATTCTTTCGTCTTTGCCTAGTCCTGATCGATAGTAGTTGATTCCTCCTGGTGTAGTTCTAATAGGATTTAAGAATCCGTCATCAGGAATCATGAGTGGTGGATCTACAATCTTTTGTAATGCTTTGAGATAAGTCTTTTCCATCTCATTGAGCATCTTTACATCTGCTAATGCTTCAGCACCTGGACCCCTTCCATAGGTTTCTTGTGCATTTCTTTCCCAACGACTGCATACAAATGGAAATGACTCGAAACCACCTACGTTAAGAATAGTTTTAGCAGTAGGCATGAAGTAGATACTAACAAACGGAAATCGTTTGATAGGAGCATCTTTAAAGGTTGATACAGGCTTAACTGCATGAACACATTCAAACTTGTCGTAATACTTTCCTGCTTCTAAAGCTTTCTTTACTTTGTCAGGTAGTTTTTCTTCGCCAAATGCTTCTAATACTTCTTTTGCCGTATGTTCGTAGACTCGATAGATCGTATCTACACGACCCATATCATTCTTAGCTAGATAACAGTTATAGAGTGGATAGCTAGAGAAGTATGGTCCTTGTCCAGGTATATCTCTGATATGCATAACACCTGTTCCAAATGCACCTAAATCCAATAGGTATTCATGCATTGACGGATGAAAGTTGTTATGCGGTCTGTTAAAGGTCTGTATTAATACTCTTGTTGATTCTTCCAACCACAGCTGAACATCACGTTCCTGGTTTAATGCACTATTTCTCATTTTTAACTCAAACCAGCTTTGTGTGCTGGGAGTCAATAGATTGTGCATACCAGAAGAGAATCTGGTTAAGGCACGTAAAGGTGTAGATTCAAAAATCTTTTCTCTACGTTTTTCTCCTGCAGTTCTAAGCGTAAGGAAATCACTTCTATTAGGAGAAACAAGATCTCCTATTTCCTGCCAAGTGTTTTCCCAGTTACGTCTAGAATCTTTTAAGGATGCGAGTTCTGACGTTAGCTGTGTGAATAAATCCATCAGCCTGTAAGACCTTTAAAAGTTTGTCTTCGACCAAAACCTGATTTACGTCTTTGGCGCATATTATTTCCGTAAGATGCCATGGAAAATGGGTTAGCGTTTTTAGCAGATTCGCTGCTGCCTGCAACATCACTCATTGCATCTGTTACATCTTCCATTGGATTTCTAATCATGTTGGTGATTTGATCTCCGTAATTTTTTTGAATGTCTTCTGCAGAACTTTTGATTTGCGAAAAATTTTTATTTCCTAGTGCTTGACCAACAGTTGCATTTAAAAAAGTATCTGCTTGTTCTCCAGCTGTACCACCCATTAGACTTTTCCTGTAATTAGAGTTCTTGAAGTACCAGATCTGCTAAGACCACCTCTTCTGCCTTTTCTCTTTTGTTCTAGTAAATCAGCAATGTTTGCATTGCCTTTTAAACCACCTTTGTCTCCAGATGCTGTACCTAGCTGATTTGCTAAGTTTTGTCCTAGTGCAGAAGCTGCATTCATACCTGTCTGAAACGTGTCTTGAAAAGCACCAACAATGTTTTGTCCAGTAGTTTCGATGTTCTGTCCTGCAGTTTCGTAAGCTTTGCCAACAGCTTGTATTTCTCCTGCGGTTTCAGTACCAAAATTTTTAGCTCTATTTACAGCATCGTTGACAACCTTTGTTGGATTATCAACAGCATCTAAGGTTTGGTTGACCACATTAGAAGATTCTTTTTCTATCTTCTGTGCGCCTGTATCTATATCAGATCCTGTGTATCCAGATTTGTCTGCAGCTTGCGTAACAACTTTTCCTAAATCAGATTTCTTAATAGTGCTTTCTGCACCAGATGCAGTTCCTTGTACTGCTTTTTTTACACTTACATCACCTTTAGCTACTTTTTTAGCTTCATTAGTTATTTTATTTACAACATCAGTAGCAGAACCACCTCCACCTCCACCACCTCCATAGCAGATGTTTTTGGATTTAGGAAATCTTTGACAATCCCAAGGTTGTGATAGATTGAGTAAGTCCATTGTCTGTCTCATGAAAAGTATTGGTATTCTAAGTCCTGAGTACCGATTGCGTACTCCATTCTTGGTTTCTCTTTATGTATGGTTGCGTAGCGTACTGACATCGTTGCGTATCTGGTTGCACTCATAATGTCATCACGTTCTTTAATGATCTTTCCTTCTTTTCGATGGTACATCCGCATTTCTGCAAACCATTCGGCAAGATGTTCAAATACTTTAAAACGCCCTGACTGCATTCTTTGCAAAATGTCCATGATACCTGGCTCAACAGAAAAACCACCGTCGGGATTGCTGAAATGGCTACCAAGCATATTAACGCCAAGGCGACGATACTGTTTAGCAAGTGGATCGCCAGAACCTTTGTCATGTTGCATACCATCATGAGGCCATGCCACAGGAATCCAATCACCTTTAGAACGTATTGCATGGGCATGAGCAATAGGTGTTTCAGCACGTATTGTGTATAAGTCATAGACGTAGATCGTGTCTGTTTCACGATCCCATGCAACCCATACTGCAGCAAATGGATGATCCCAACCAAAGTCAATCCCACAGACTTTAGGCCAGTATTCTGGAATCTGAAACGCAGGGATCTTGATAGAGTCTTCATCAACTGGATAAACCAATCCTGAACCAAGAACAGGAACCCCCTTTGATCGCATATTTCTTTCATGCGGAGGAAGTGCTGCAAGTATTTCATTCCTGGTTTGTTCATCTAAATGTGGTGCATCATCCCAAGTTGCATGATACAGCTGCTGTCCTGGTTTCAAATCGTTCATGAACTGAGCAACTGTATTCGTCATACCTTTCTCTGGAGTAAAGGTCATGAAGATCAGTCCTTGAGTCTTCAAGGTTGCTCTGAGTCCTTGTGAGTAAATATCCTGTGGTGGTTCTTCGTCTAGCCATACAATGTCTACTGCTTTACCCATCCATTGTTCTTTGCCCTGTTCATAGGACTTGAACCAGATCTTTGAGTTCTTACCTGATGCATGACGAACAGTAACTGCAGAATAGGCATTAGGAATCCCAGGAAGCCTGTCTGTGTGAACAATCCTGTCTTTAGGAATAAGTCCTTTACCATAGTCTTCTGGATCTCCTGGTTCGCCTAATAACTCTGCTTGAACAATATCTCTAGTATTAGCTGTTGTGTTTCCTGCAGCCCATATCTTAATTGCAGAATCAAACTTATGTCCTTCCCACCAATCTGGATAATCTCCAAGTGCATGAATCGCTAATTCGGCAGCACCGCAGTAGGTTTTTCCAACCTTATTTGCTGCCATAAGCAGCCTCTGCTTTGCTCTATTCTTGTTAAGATCTCTCGCCTTATGAAACTCAACTTGATATCCGTAAGGGTGGTAATAATGAATCCTGTTGGTATCTTTAAGTTCGGTAAGCTGTTGTAAGACTTTGACCGCTTGTTCTACGTCCGTCATTCAAGGATCTTTTGCCCTGATACCAATGCACCTAAGTCAGCACCTTTTTGTCCTCTAGCTTGTCTTGTAGGCTTAAACTTCATTTGTTTTCTTCTAACAAAGCGACTTAGTTTCTCTGTACCTAGTGCTGGTCTAAGATCAATCTCTGCATTTCGTCTAGCTTTTGCTCTTTGCTCAACTTCTGGATCAACTCCATAGTTCTTTGCTTCTTCCCAAATAGCACCTTGCTTAGACGAAACATTACTCTTGATATCCTTGGGTACTAGCTTCTCTTTATTCTTAACCTGATCAGGTCTAAGTCCTGCTTGTTTCTGTGTTGTAGGCTCAAACTGCAAAGTCTTTTGACCAGTTTCTGCATCAATGTTCTTTCTTAGTTGTAGCCTTTGCCCTATTGCTTCTTTAGAAGGTGCAGTTAAATTAGCTCTTACAAAGTTCCGCAAATGGTTATCACTAATCCTGCTGTATAATGCTTTAACGCTTTTATCTTCTCGTACCTTCTCAGGATAATCAGAGTAATGATTAAGCCATACTTTCTGCATAATGCCTGAAAGCATCTTAGAGTTCTTCTTGCCCTGGGTTTGTTCTTTTAATGCACGTTCACCCATATCAAGAAGTGCTCTTCTGACATCTTTACTTTTTCCTGAGTACTTAGCCTTTCTTAGTTCCTGAACAATATAGTTTGCTAATCGTCTAGCATTAGGTCGTTCTCTGATTCCTTGTGCTTGTACTAAATCAGTAACGTCTGTTAATAACTGATCTTTCATGGAAGTTGGAGAGGCTAGACCAGAGGAGCAAACCTAACCTCTCCGTTTGGAGCCGCTTCCTCACGACTCACAATCAGGAACATCGACAATTCCATTTCCGTAATGATTTATTAATCCTGCTATCTGGATCTCTTGCTGTCTTTGCAGATGTTAATCTTCTCTTCATTCCGCACATCCTAGAACAGAAAGACTTTCTCCTTGCAGCTCGTTTCCCTTTAGGTTTCTTTTCTGTAACTGCCATTTGAAGCTTGCTACCAGGATTCTCTCTCCTGTAAGAAGCAACTCCTTTAGCATTCAATCCACCAGATTCAGACTTACCTTCTTTTCTTTGCCATGCAGACATCAGTTGATTGCTCCAATAGGTTCTTCCTTTATCTCAGGAATAATAAAAGGCGCAGCCTTGGTCTTTAGTTCTTCTTTACCTAACAATACATCTGCTTTCTCACGACCTACTAAAGACACAAGCTCTGCTTCTAATTGCTTTATATCCTTCTTATCTTCTTCAATCTGTACCTTATCCGTAGCCTTAAACCCTGCTCTATCCATTAAATCTTTAGCAGCTTGATATTTCACCGTATCCGAATCCGATTCCTCCATTAATGCCTTCATTGCAGAAAACGCTTTAGGCGTATGATCTACAAACATCTCCAACATTCTCTTCTGTATCTGATTCGCTAACTGTCTCTTCAAATTGCAGGCTTGGTTGCTTATGTATTTACCATCCTTGTAACCAGCATCGATTGCTGATTGTCTGGCATTGCCTGTCTCGCAATAAAGATCAACAAACTTAGCCTGCATCTCTAACTGCTTCTTTGAACTCATGCGTAAGTTCCAGATCCTTTCTTTTTCTTAGAAGCTACCATCTTCTTCTTTACCGATCTGTTCTTCTTCGCAGTCTTTTCCGAATCCTTAAAATCCTTCGCACTAGGAGCACCTTCTTCTCCAGGTTTCCTCATTTTCTCTCCAGATCCCTGTTCGATTCTCTTACGCTTTTTATGAATATTTTCGTAAAGTCCAGGCATAGTTTCCTATTGTTATATTGTTATGTTACTTAACAAGGTGATGTTACAAAAAGTAGAGGAATGACAGGTCCCTGTTGCACAGCAACAGCAGTTTTGTTCCCCCTCCCCTTGATA